GCCTCTGAATGCTTTAACTTTGTGAAAACCACAAGGGACAGATGCACATCCTGACAAGCTCGCAGACAGACTTGCAGACCATCAAGTTCGCGCCTCGCGTGATTGGTACGCTCCAGTACCTTCTCCACCTTCAGGAGGAGGAGAGTGGCACGACCTTCCAGATGATCGGCTACGGGATTCAAGACGACAGCTATGTCAGCATCACCCGAACCTTCCCCCTTTATGAAAATTTGTACTACTACCTCCGGGTGTTCAGGCTGCCCTCTGGGGCTTTGTCTTCTACCATGTCAGCGCTTGACGAGCCGACCATCTACCGCAAGAGGGTGACGGACGACCTCGAGGCAGTGGAGGGATGGGAGGAGAGCGTCTTTCAATGTATTACAAATCTCGTTGATCCTTACACGAGCAAGACGAGAAGGCAGGCGAATGAACTCGTAACTTCGTACCTCAACAGCGGGGAAATATTAAACGAAATCTACCGGGGCAAGGTGTTCTGCACAAACAGCACCAACCTCCAAGACTTCAGCGTCTACGATAAGACGCCAATGACGCAGCAACCGCTCGACAATACAGCGAAATGGGTGACAATTTGAAGATATTAAAGCTGGCAAGCTACACCTCCCCGAAGGTGAGCGAGAAGCCGAAGAACGCGTGGGTCGAGTACGGAGAGGACAACAACTTTTACCAGTATCTCATCGACCTCTTCCACTCTTCGCCAACGAATAACGCAGCGATTCAAGGCATCTCCGATCTGATCTATGGCGAGGGCATGGAGGCAGCAGAGGGGAGCAGCCTCGAGGCGTATGTCAATTTCATCAAGATATTCCAAGCGGAAGACGTGCGTCGTGTATGCCATGACCTGAAGCTCTTCGGCCACGCATCCTTTCAGCTCACCCTCGACAAGGGTCAGGTGGTCGGAGCGTTCCACATCCCTCGCAACTACCTACGCCCTGCGAAGGTGAACGATGAGGGCGAGGTGGACACCTTCTACTTTAGCAACGACTGGAGCAAAGCGAAGAGCCCCAAGTTCGCCCCTCAAGCCTTCCCCGCGTTTGGGCATCAGGCAGCAGGCGACGACGTGGCCATCTTGAGCGTGGAGTCTTACAGCCCCGGGTCTGTTTACTTCTGTCCTGTCGATTATCAGGGCGGGCTTCAATACGCGGAGCTCGAGGGGGAGATCGCGAACTACCACCTCAACAACATCAAGAACGGCCTCGCTCCCTCGATGATGATCAACTTCAACAACGGAGTGCCACCGATCGAGGAGCAGTTCGAGATCGAGCGCGACATCCTCGCAAAGTGGGGAGGGTCATCGAACAGCGGCAAGGCCATCATCGCCTTCAACGACAGCCCAGACAATGCGGCAACGATCGAGGCGGTGCAGCTATCTGATGCGCACAATCAATATCAGTTCCTCTCGGACGAGTGCATCAGGAAGGTCATGGTAGCGCATAGGATCACTTCTCCGATGCTTTTGGGCATCAAGGACAACACAGGGCTCGGAAATAACGCGGAGGAGCTACAAGTCGCCTATGAGCTTTTCAAGAACAGCGTCATCAAACCCTTCCGGCATTTGGTGACAGAAGCAGCCGAGAGCGTCATGGCGCACAACGGGCAGGAGATCGAGCTCTACTTCAAAGACCTTTCTCCCGTCATGATGGAGGCAAGCGCAACACCTGCGAAGCTGAACAAGGTCGAGATGAGCATCGAAGCTCCTCACTTCAGCGATACAGCCGAGGAGGCATGGCTGAAGTACCTCGAGGACAAGGGCGACAAGGTAGACCTCGACGAGTGGGAGCTCGTTCATGAGGAGGAGGTGACTGACCCTGACGAACCAGACGGGGAGGTGTTCAAGTTCTTCAAGCGATTCAGCGACCCAGAAGAGAAGAGCCGCCACGATGGGGGCATCTACAAAATCCGCTACCGCTACGACCCGAAGAGAACCAAAGAAAACAGCCGGACATTTTGCAAGAACATGGTCGCCAACGCAGAGCAGGGCGTATACTACCGCAGGGAAGACATCGAGAAGATGAGCAGCGCAGGGGTGAACTCCGAGTTCGCGCCCAAAGGATCGTCATCCTATTCCATTTGGCGGTTCAAGGGTGGAGTGAATTGTCATCATCGTTGGTTTAGGATGATCTTTAAGCGCAAGCAAGTGGGCGGGAAGGTCAAGCCATTGGACGAGACCGAGAAGGGAACAACGCGCAGGGACATCGAAGAGAACTACAAGCGCACAAGTGAGGGCGCAGCGAAGAGCGCAGGCGTTCAGAACATGAACCCCGCAGGCTACGACGACGCGAAGACGCGCCCCATTGATATGCCAAACCAAGGGAGACGATGAGCGACGTGCTATTCATACAGAGGGAAGACCTGATCCGCTACACGCTGATCGGGGGCAACGTGGACACCGACAAGATCATCCCACACATCAAGGTGGCGCAGGACATCCACATCCTCCCCATCCTCGGAACGAAATTATACGAGAAGCTCCAGAGCGACATCAGCGGCAGCACATTGGCGGGCAACTACTCGACCCTCCTGACCGAGTTCGTGCAGCCCTGCTTGATTCATTTAGCCGCTGCGGAGTTCTACCAGTTCCACGCCTACGAGGTGAGCAACGCGGGGGTCTTCAGGCATCAGAGTGAGAACGCGACCACGCCCTCCATCGATGAGCTTCAGGCATTGATCACCAAGCAGACGGATGTGGGCGACCACTACAAGAGGCGGCTCGTCGATCACCTCGAATACTATCCGACGCGCTTCCCAGAGTACACGGCAGCGCAGGAGGACGGCATACATCCGAATCATTCACGCAGGTCAAATCGTTGGGTCTACTGATATGGCAAACACGAACAACTGGGGAGAGATATATAAGTCCACATGGTGGGGGGATGAAGACTGGAGCGCGAACTCTCTGAAGATCGACAGCGCACCTCCGGGATTTGCAGGCCAGAACCTTTTGCGTGGCTCTGAAGACCTCGACAACACAATCGACTGGGACAGGCTGCCCGACACCACGGACGTCCCAAGCGTCTCGGCCAATATCATCACAGACCCCAATGGGGGGACGACAGCCGAGCGCGTGGACTTCACCGCCAACAGACAAGCACGCCTTCAGCAGAGGGTCACGCTTGAGGCTTCCAAGGAGTACACCTTCAGCGTCTACGCAAAGGTGAACACAGGCACGCAGAGCTTCAGGCTTCGCAATGTGACACTCGGAGATGCGGAGAGCAAGACAGCGACGACCTCATGGACGCGCTTCAGCTACACCTTCACCACGACCACGGCAGGGGATTACGACCTCTCCCTCCAGAACAACGACAACACTGCCCGGACGCTTGAGTTCTGGGGCGCAATGTTGAACGAGGGAGCGACAGCGGGCGACTATGTGAAGACGGACGGATCGTTCAGCGGCAGCGCACCCGCGCCTGCATATAGCGGCTTCGGTGATGCTTTCGGAGGGGTCACAGCTTACTACTCTCTGCGCCAATTCACCGAGGCCGAAACGCTCAACGCCATACGGGTGAGAAGGTCATCGGATGACACCGAGGAAGATATTGGCTTCGATGCGAACGGAGACCTTGACACTACGGCTCTGACCACTTTTGTAAATGCGGAGAGAGATATTTTCACGTCTGACTTTCCAAACGGCACAACGGCAGGAAGTGGTGATGGTAGTTTAGGGGCAACCCGAACCACTTTAACTGCACCCTCATCTATTGGTGGGCAAACAGATGCTCTTCAAGTAACTTGTGACGGCACGACTTCTTTCTATGATATGCGTGTGAATTCAATAGATAGTGGACAACAACACGATGTGTCCTTTGAATATTATATACCAAGCGGAAACACCATTGTAGAGGGGATAAGGTTCACCGACCTTTCGGGCGTTGGGTCATTCACCACCAAGGGAGCGTGGACAAGCGTATCACTCACGGATAAAATTGCAACGAATAATATTCTGCGATTCTTTGCCGCAAGTAGTAGTGGGAGCACAAGCATCGGTTCGGGCGTGACTGAATCATTCTACATCCGAAACTTGAGCGTGTCCCAAACAACCGCAGACGGAGCGGTCACAACCTTCTACGACCAGACCGGCAACGGCAACGATGCGACCAACTCCACCGAAAGTGAGCAGCCATTGGTAGTGAGTGGGGGGACATTGGTAGAAGAGAATAGCAAACCTGCTATTGACTTTGACGGGGTGGATGACTTGTTGAGGTCAACTTTAACAATTGGAACATCACAAACAGATTGGGGGTGGTTTGGTGTGTTTACTACCGGAAGCAATATAAGTTCAAATAATTGCGTCTATGGTGGTCGCACATCTTCAGGAAATGGCGCAATAGCTTTTATTGGTTCTAATAATTTGAATGTCAGAACTGACGGCACAAGTTCAATTTCGGGAGCAGTTACAGCGAACACCCAATTTTTGGCAACTCAGCTTCAAAATAGTACAAGCCATGATGCTTATATAAATGGGTCAACTATTGGGACAGCTTCAAGTGTGGCAATGACGAACACAACTAACGCGATAACACTTGGGTCAGTAGCTTATGCCGATGCGTTGTTTTTGTCTGGAAATCAGCAAGAAATGATATTTTTTAAATCAGACCAATCAGGCAACCGCACGAGCATCGAATCGAACATTAACGACCACTTTGACATCTACACGCCATGAGTTGGTACATAGGAACACTTGAAGAGTGCAACGCCTACAACGAAAAGGTGAACGAGGCAAAGGCGTACAAGGGGTCTATTACTTCCAACTGGGCGAACCCACGGCAACACCCTGACGGGAGCAAGTGGGCGATCGCTGCGAACAACTCCATCGAGCCACAAGAAGAGAGCAGCCTTATCTTTACAGAATCACTCTCGGACGACTGGACGCCCGAGAAAGAACTCTAAAACATGGCGAACCTTTTCGACTCCGCGAGCTTGTTGCTCGTCGCTTCAGCATTCAAATCAGCAAAAGCATACAGCGTCATTCCCACGGACGGAGACGGAGACTTCACCTTCGCCAGAGCAGCGACATCCTCACGGACGAAGAGCGACGGCACGACGGAGACAGGCATCGCCACCAACGTCCCCGCATTGCACTATGGCACAGCGGGCGACCCCGAGACGTGCCCATCCTTCAGGGTGGAGAACAGCACAGCAGCCGCCACCTTCACCCTCTCGGACATCGTAACGAAGGGAATCTTGACGGGCGACAGCGGCACGCTGATGATCGAGGGCAAGCTGCCGGACAGCGTGACGGGGTTCATCGACATCGGCTTGAGCTCCGACTTCAACAACAACCGCATCAGAACCCTCAACACAGGCTTCAGCATCGTGCAGGGGGGCTCGGTCGTCTCCTCCGACGGGACGATCTTCGACAGCGATGGCACGCATATCGTGACACGGATCGCGGTCTCATGGAGTGGAGCAGGCACAGCAGCAAGCGCGACCCCGACGATCCTGATGAGCCAGAACGGAGAGACGAAGACGCACAGCATCACCGAATGGAACGACTCGGCATACTTCGACGAGATTCGCATCACTGGGAAGAGCAGCGACGACAGCGACGAGATCAAGGTCTTCGCCCTCTGGGACACCGCCCTCACGCAGACGGAGCTCAACACGATCACAAGTGGCAGCTAAAAGCGACGAGATACGCCTCCACCTCATCCGAGAGCAGGAGGACGAGTGGCAGACGACAGGAAGGCTCGAAGACCGCAACGGCATCGAGCTCGCCAAAACCCTCGAGCTGCCGTGGAGGAACAACGAGCGCAACATCTCAAGAATCCCGGGCGGTATTTATCCAGTCATCAAGCACATCTCCCCCAAGTTCGGGCAGTCGTTTTGGCTTCAGGACACCGGCAGCCGTTCCCAGATACTAATTCATGCAGGAAATTATCATCGAGATACCCACGGCTGCATCCTTGTAGGTGAGGGTCTTAAGGATATCAATGGCGACGGCCACCTCGATGTGTACAAATCGCGCAACACAATCACCAAGATGCTGCGGGCTTTGCCTCGTAAATTTGCAATGAAGATTACGACAATCGGAAAAGATGAAATTTGATCTGGACGAGATAGGCATCAACATCGGGCTGATGATCGGGGGATTCTTCGGCAGCCTGATCACCATCAAGAAGAAGCGCGACCTGAAGGAGCAGCTCCTCTCTGTAGTCACGGGCACAATGTCGGCCAACTACCTCGCCCCTGTTCTCATCGACTGGTTAAATCTTACAGGCTCTTCACAATACGGCACGGCCTTCATCGTTGGCTTCGGTGGCCTGAAGATGGTCGAGGCATTCTACCACAAGTTTTTCGACAAGGTCACCAAGTGAACAAGCAGCGATTCATCGGTGAGCTGATTCAATGGCTTGTCATTGCCCTGCTTGCCTTCGCCATGTTCGCGTGGATAGAGGTGCAGTTCTTTCTCCCCACTCTGGAGCGCGACATCGAGAAGGTCATCCACCACGACACGATCTACCACGACACCATCTACATCGTCAAGGGGGATACTCTGCACCCCTAAAAAAATGAACCCTTGTTATCAGGTCTACGAGGATGGGAGTCTCTTCCTTGTGTACTTTTGTCTGCACCAATACGCCCCCGACGATGACAAGGTTCTCTACTTCCAGATACCGCCTGCATACGCCTGATTCTGATATTCTCAAGGTGCTGATTCTTATCACCACCATCTGCATCCTGTCGCTCACCTCCTGCTCCGCGAATTGGCACTTGAGCAGAGCCATCGCCAAAGACCCGAGCATCATTCAGCCGCCCGAGGTGGAGATTGTGGACACTACCATCGTCATCGAAGAAATACGCGCAGAGACGACTTTTGTGTCGCTTCCGATGGATACCATCACAATCGAAAAAGAACGCCTTAAAATCAAGATAAAGCGCATCCACGACACTCTGGTGGTTGATGGTGTCTGCATGACTGACACGATCCGCATCATCGAGGAGGTGGAGCTTCCTCCGGTCATTAAATACGAGCCGCGCCCGACGTGGCAGACCATCCTCGCGTGGCTACTTGCGGGGCTGTTTGCTTTCAAGATTATCCAGAGAGCGATCGACCGCTTCCTCGGGGCGTAAATTTTTTTTCTTTTTTTATTTGGTAGTGTTGAAAAGAGTTATATATTTGACTCGTCAAAACAATACAAACCTCAAAACCAACGACATGAATATCATAGTTTCAGAAGTAAGAATCGCGTGGAAGAACAAAGACCAATACGATAGGGTTGAAATCATTGTCAACGCTTTGGAAGATTGCAGCGTGGCAGAAGGCAGCCTTTTCTTTCGCTACTTTAAAAAAGACCGCAGCCTCCACGGTTATATCCAAACAAGGCCAGACAATCACTTGATGGTCGAGGTGGTAAGTCAAGCCACCCTCGGCACTCTCTTCGGTGACGACTTTGAGTTCGGTGATGACGAAGATCAGCTCGAGGAGTATGCAGGCCGCATCTTGAACTGGATGGAAGCAAACATCTAAATATTAAGCCCTTCGGGGCTTTTTTTATTTGCATTTGTGTAAAAGAGTTTTATATCTTGCACTCGTCAAAACACCAACATCATGAAAACACTATTTGAACGGCTACGGCCAGAGCAGCGCGAACGCCTGCAAGAAATGAAGAAGGAGATGCCCTTCGTGCAGGACGGCCTCATCAAAGTACTCCGAAACCACACCCTCCTCATCCATGTGCCCTTTGGCGATGTGATCGACATCGTGCGCTACTTGGGCGATGGTCGGCACTCCATCGGTGACGGCATTGTGGCGGTTTACAACTGCTTTGAAGACATTGATAAAACAGGCGACGATCTGGGCCTTCAATCGGATCACAACGCTCAAACAACCAACACATGAGCAATTTCTCTTTTATCCCAGAGGGGCACAAGATGCCCTCGAGCAAAGGACGCTACACCAAAGTCAAGGAGGGGGAGACCCTCAAACTCCGCGTCCTATCCCTTCAGATCGTTGACGGCTTCACCCGTTGGACGAACGACAACAAGCCCATCAGGTGGCGCAATGGCGAGGACGAGCCCGCAGGCTTCGACTTCCGCGAAGGCGACAAGGCGAAATACTTTTGGGCTCTCGTGGTCTGGAACTACGAGACGGAGCAGTCCGAGGTGTGGGAGATCACACAGAAGAGCATCCTCGACAGCCTGCGCAACTACGCGACGGACGAAGACTGGGGACACCCCAACACCTACGACCTGAAAATCTCACGCACCGGAGCAGGGCTCGAAACGAGCTACGCCCTCACGGCTCTGCCACATAAGGCAATGTCGAAGAAGGTCGAGGAGGCGATGAACACCAACTTCCCGGACGTTCACGCGCTCTTCACAGGCGACGATCCGTTTCAAGCTGCGAAGTGATGGGTGCGAGCCGCGAGCTATTCATCAAAGAGCGGGAGGCGCAAGCCTCTCGCAATGATGAGGACTACCAGTATCTTCAATGGAGTCTCCGAAAGAAATCAAACAAGTCAAACAAGTCAAAAAGAAAGAAATGAAACACCTTTCCAAACTGATGGACTCCCCGACCAAGCGGACGGAGCAGTTCAATGTGTTACTCTCGAAGGTCGAGAAGTCAATGGTCGAAGAGATGGCCGAGTTCTACGAGCTCACGCCTTACAACTTTATGCGCTCGGCTATCCCTGCGCTGTACAAGTTGATGGAGGCAGAGAGGAAGGAGAAGGCGCAGGCGCAGTCGATGGAGTTGAACCTGAAAACTGAAGACCAATGAGCCAACCAAACACATACGAGGAGGTCATGGCGAACATGGTCACCGAGATCGAGGAGGGCAACGAGAGCGCGCTTCAGGCGTTCCTCTCCTTCCGCAACATCGAGAAGGTCGCAAAGGACTGCATGAAGCAGATCGAGCACCTCGCTCTGGAGGAGTTATCCGACCACAACGGAAGGCTCGAGCAGGGCGACATCGTGGTCGAATCACGCAGCAGCGCCGGGCGGTGGAAGTTCACCGACGACGCTCACGCGGCACTCAAGCAACAGCTCAAGGATGCGGAGGAACTGCGCAAGCAAGCGCACAAGCTCCACCTGAAGGGCAGCGATGTGATCGACCCAGAGACGGGCGAGATCGTACCGCCTGCGGACTACACCCCCGGCAAGGAGAGCATCTTCATCAGTAAAGCACGGAAGTCATGATTCGCAGATCGTTAATGAGCAAGCTCTCGGACACCGACCGCCAGAAGGTTGAGAAGAGCGAGAACAGCACCATCGTGCTCCCTGCCCTGCGCACCCACTCCTTCGCCATGCACCTGACCATCCTCGAGGCTGTGATGGTGTGGCAGATAATCAAGGGCGGCAACGTGCGCTTCGACTTTGTTGAATTCGCAAACCTCTTTGAAACGCCATGATACAGCCCATCCTTTTGACCATCACCCTGTGCTCCGTGATCTTCTTCTTCGCGAAGGAGGTCAAGGGAGTGGCCGATGACATTCGTGACATCTACAAAGAAGCGGGCGATGATAGGCTTTGAAGAACAAACGAAACCCCTCACCGACTGGGAGCGCGATCATCTGCTCCCGGTCATGGTGCACGGGCTGAAGACGAAGGTCGGACAAGAGAAGGCCATCACTTCGAGCGAGATCATCAACGCCTTGAGACGAGAGCCTTACAACTACAAGGGCAAGGTGAACGGAGCGAGGATTCGCAAGGTCATCAACCACATCCGAATCAAGGGGCTCGTCCAGAACCTTGTGGCCAACTCAAAGGGCTACTACATCGAGACGGACAGGCAAGCCATCGAGAACTACAAGCAGAGCCTCCGCGATCGCATTGCGTCGATTCAGGCGGTGCTAAATTCATTTGAATCATGATTGAAATCAGACAAAAAGCCGAGCGCAAGTTCTGCAACATCGGAGGCCTCTGGTACATCTTCAGGAAGCTCCTCTTCGCCCGCGAGGTGGAGGTACTGATCTACTTCCCCGACGACATGAAGGAGGCCTACATGAGCAAGAAGAGAGCCTACAAGTACAAGCCGATCGTCGGATGGCAAGGGAAGGGCAGGAGTCAGGACATCTGCTTCAGGATATTCCAAGAAGGCAATGTACTGGAGACAGCCCGAACGCTCGAGGATAACAACAAGATGCACATGAACGTCCGCGAGGAGAAGGCGAGCGCATCGAATGACATCCCGGTCAAGGTGTACATGATGACGCGCAGGGCGGGGGAGTGGCTTCCGATCCTCCCGCTGCACCCGTACCCGAGCAATTCTTTCCGGTATCGCGTGGCGATCAGGCGCGTCAAGTAGTATCTTTGAGGTGTGTCCATCCTCTCACAATAGTGGACATGAAAGACTAATTGAACCCTGTCCGGGGAGGTGCGATGTGAGAGGCGCACTGAACTGGGCGGGGTTTTTTAATGCTTAAAAAAAGAGAAGCATGATAACATTCAACATTTTCACCCTTGAAGAAGAGGCGCACTGCGTGAACATTCGAGTCGATGAACTCGGCAATGTCATGGTCGTACTGGAAGAGGATCAAGAGCCTTGCCCTGTGGCCTGCTATGAACTCAAGCCAAATATTCAAGAGTTTGCCGATATGATTCAAAGGATTGCCCAGATGCATGAGCAGTGCAAATATTTGAACGATCAAGAATGAGCGGGTGGATTAAGCTCCACAGGAGTCTGCTTGAGTGGGAGTGGTGGGACGATCACAATGCGTCCCGCCTCCTCATCTTCCTGCTCGTCTCTGCCAACTACGAGGAGAAGAAATGGAAAGGGATCACCATCAAGCCGGGCAGCCTTGTGACATCATTTGACAAGCTCGCCAATGCTCTGGGCATGACAAAGAAGCAGGTACGAAGCTCGATGCAAAAACTTGAAAACAGCGGAGAAGTGGCACGCGAAAGGGCACGCGAAGGGCAGCTTGTAACCCTTGTAAAATGGGAGAAACTGCAAGGATGGGCAGATCAGGAGGGCACGCACTTGGGCACTTTGAGGGCACGCGAAGGGCACGCAGAGGGCACGCAGAGGGCAACAACTAAAGAAAGTAAAGAATATAAAGAAGGTAAAGAAGTAAAGAAAGAACAGGAGGTCTTTCTTCCATTTCAAACAGATGTTTTTACAAGCCAGTGGCAGCTCTGGAAGCAGTACCGCAAACAGCAGCACCGCTTCACATACAAAAGCCCCGCCTCGGAGCAGGCAGCACTCACCGAGCTCGGCAAGATGTCGGGCAGTCAGGAGAAGAAAGCCATCAGCATCCTCCACCATACGATGGCGCACGGGTGGAGGGGCTTCGTCGAACCAAAGCCAGAGGAGAGCAGCAGCAACATGATCAACGTCGCAGACATATGAACTCGGACATCTACAAAAATTGGCTGCGTACATTGTCGCCCGAAGACCTACACAAGGAGGAGCACAACCTCAAGTTCATCATCCGCGAGATGATCAGCACCGAGGCGCGGCACATGGCAGA